AATCATCTGCGCTTTAAAATCAGCAATGTTTGCCATTTAATTCTCTCCTTGTTCTTTCTTATTTATCTTTAAATTACGCACCAACTTCGCTGAAGTTAATCGCAGAGCGAGCAGCAACAAAGTTAAGGGTAATAAAGTTGATAGAACGATTTGGTTTAACGAAGATATCAGCAACGAACTCGTTACGATCAATAACTTCACCTGTGTTGTTAGACTCATCGCACTTAACAACGAAATCAGTAATACCACGACGACCTTGTACATCACGGAGGAATGGCTCTACTAAGTTACGGAATTGCGCACGAGTGAAACCATCATTGAATTCGAACAACTGGAATTTAGCAGCTGTTGCGATTGCTTTCTCCATAACGATGAATAGACGACGCACATTGATACGATCAAATGCGCTTGGCTTAGCCAATAGAGTTTTGTCACCGAACAGAACAGTACCTTCTCCTGGGAATGTAACCACTGGGTTAATACCAGCTTTGTAGAGATTGTCTCTCAAAGTCTTAGAAGGGTTGAACGCTAAACGAACAACATTTTTAATTTGTCCACGATTTAGACCACCTGGAGAGAACCAAGGATCATTAGTGTAATCAGTACGAGCACACAGACCAGCAACATCGGCATTTAGTGGAACATAACGATATTTGTCTGCATAACGATCATACTGGTATTTGTATCCAGAATCTAGGACAGCGTATGAAGTGCTTGGCAAAGCATTACGGTAAGCAACCATAGCAGTAGATTCAGTTGAAGTGCTACCGATGATAACATCACCAGTAGAAGTGTTTTGTGGAGAAACAAAGGCTACGCAATCAAGACGAGTTTCGCAGATGTTACTGATAATGTAATTTGCTACTGTAGTAGATGCTTTACCAGCAAGAACCAAACTAACATCATATAGTTCGGCATTGGCAAATAGAGCATAGGCATTATTTAATTCTGCGTCTGTTGCAGCAAAATCATCAGTACCACCAGATAGTGAAACAGTTTGAGCAGAAGTCAAACTCTTATATACTGCAGCATTGGCTAATGTTGTGCCAAAATCTTTGGTTCCAGCAACTGAAGTTAATGCAGTAGGATGATCCATCCACCAGATGTATTCAGAACGAGAGTTAATAACATCTTTGTAGTAGTTATTAGTACCATCTGATTTCTTCGCATCGTTCGCTTTAGAAACAAAAGCGAATTTTTCTACAACAAATCCTGGGGTGCCAGTAACAAGACCATCTTCATCGATAACGATAATATGCATTTCGTCAACAGCAGCTGGAGCAACCATTACATCTTTTGCGTAAGTAGAAGTTCCTGGAGCAGCATCAAACTGATCTGCATAAGCCCAACCAGTAAATGTAGCAGAATCCGCCATAGAAACTAGTAATGAGTTTCCAGTAGTTCCTGGATATTTTGCAGCCCATGCACCAACAACACCAGCACCATTTGCTAGGTATGTATTGTAATATTCACCATTGGTAACTTTTAGACCAGCAGTAGAAATAGTACAAGTCGCAGTCGCAGTACCACCGATTGTAATAGTAGGTGCTGTAGTATAACCGCTACCAGCTGTGACAATATTAATACTAGAAACTGTAGAAGTTGTTAGAGTTACAGCACCAAGTGCTGCACCAGAACCATTACCAGTAATAGAAACTGTTGGGGCAGCTTTGTAACCAGTTCCTGCAGTAGTGATAGTAATACCAGTCACTAAACCACCAGAGAAAGTAGCAGTACCTACTGCACCAGTACCAGCATCACCAGCAGCAGGAGTAATAGTAACAGTTGCGCTGGTATATCCAGAGCCACCAGATGCAACTGCAATCGCACTAATACCACCACCTGATAGAACCGCAGTTCCAGTAGCAGTAATACCACCAGCATCAGTAGGAGCAGAGAATGTTACTGTTGGAGCAGCACCAGTAGATGAGTATCCAGAACCACCAGAAGTAATAGCAATAGTAGCTACCCCACCAGTTTGAGTGGCAACCGCATTCAAAGCCCCAGTGTCAGCACGGACTAGTAATAGATTATTTGTGTATGATAGGAAGTTTGCAGCAGTGAAAAAAGATTGAAAATTGCTATCATTTGGTTTACCGAAGCGACGGACTAGTTCATTCTCAGAACTAACTGTGCTAGGTTCCATTACTGGACCCCATGGAAACACCCCAGCAAAAGCACCAATAGATGATGATACGGCTGGAACGATAGAAGTGAAATCTTTTTCTACGACTGCAACGCCTGGAGATAGTTGAAACGGCATTGTATTTCTCCTTGTTAATAAGTTTACCTAGACAATTTCATGTCTACATTTTATTTAGTTTTTACACGATTTCTAGAAGTTTAATGGAGCCTTCTCTGGCTTTCCATCTTCATAGAAACCAAATGGTGTTAATTCTTCTTCGATCGCTTGCATTTGCTTAGCGTACATTATATTTCGTAGATTAACATTATTTAGGTCTTTAAAATAACTGTTAGTAGTGAGCCACCCAAACAGAACTAGAGGCATTACTAAGTCATCATGGTAACCTTCATCAGCTTCATATGATCCTTTTTTCTCAATAAAGGTCGAGATTTCGGAGATCGTATCAGCATCATTTATAATAAGTTTGTTTTCCTCAACGAGTGCTTTAAAGTTATGACACCCAATTCGTTTGATTTTTTTATCGGTATTAACACCCAACTGTGTTTTACCACCACCAAAACCACCTGAGACAGTCTGTCCCAAAGCGTGTCTTGTAACCATCAATATATTTTCGTATTCCATCTCAGAATATAGGATGTGAGCAACCTGTTCCGAGATGTTAATTTCCAATAATACCCATGCTTGGTTGTAGTCTGATCCAACTTTATAAATGACATTTGGATAGAGCAACGGACTAATTTCATTATTACGATACTTTGCAACGATTCTGTAAGGAACCTCTGTAATATCAATAACTTGGAATGCTGAATAATCCCCACCAACACCTTTTGCTATATCGCAAACCATACAATAACTATGACCAGCCTGTGGGTTTACATATACATCTAACCCATCTTTCTGATAGACGATAGTATCTGGACTCATTCTAGAAATAGCATCTGCTCTAACTAGAGTAAGAGAAGAACCTAAGAAGTTACAAAGAACCTCTTGAGTAAATTTAAGTTCACCAAGCTGTGCTTTTTGTTCTGCAGCCCATGCTTCATCACGACCTGGAATTTCCCAGTATGGTATGAATAGATTAACGAATCCATTTCTACCCTTTTCAGCATCTGTCCAAAACTTCCAGAAATGATTATATCCTAAAGGAGTTGAAGACAATAGAATCTTAGTAGTCTGACCAGCTGAAATCGTAGGATAGACTGAAGTAAAGAATTCTTCTGCCACATTGTTTGGAATAATCGCTGCCTCGTCAACATACAACATGTTTACTGATTTACCACGAATACCAGACTTACCTGTTGCAGCAGTGAATACTTTTGATCCATTCTCTAATTCAATATCACCTTTGTTCCAAGTAGTAACACCTTGCTGCATCCACTTTGGCAGCAACTCATACATTGTTTGATAACGATCTAAAACCTCACGAGCAGCAGTTGCTTTGTTCGCAAGGATAGCCACAGTTTTGTTGGCTTGGAAAATCGTATACCAAAGAATGTAGGCTGCAGAGGTAGTTGTCTTACCTTGCTGACGACCTTCCATAAGAATCACACGACGATTAGTATGGATTACATTTACTTTGTTTTTCTGGCAATCATACAGTTTAAACAACTGTAAGCCATGATCCAGTGTAACAATATAGCAGTAGGTCTCGATAAAATATATCGGATCTGCTGCACACTTCATGTACTCTTTTACATCTTCAGGTGTAAAATCAACGGTAACTCCAGCTGCTTTTAAATTGGAGTTTGAATTATAAATTTGTGCCATTAGAAGTTAAATGTCCAACTCTCATTATCAACTGTTGCAGTAGTTACATCACCTTCTGCCGTATAAATTCTATTTGGGTTACTAAAGTTTTCGTTCTGACCAACATTAGCATTAACAGTATCGATAATACTTTGACCAGAAATTGGTCCAAATAAATTCATTTTCATTTGAAAGCTAAGAGTATGAGTAACAAACCTACGAGTTTGGAAATCTCCATCATAATCATCTTGAACCGATACACTATTTAACACGATAGGAACATCAAGTTTAACATTCATATCTGGAACTGCATTAAGAGTCAATGTATACTCAGGTGTAAAAGTAGGAAGAATTTGTTCTATAATTTGTAGACCATCTTCTTGAGTTTTTGTTAGAATGTATAATGATAAATCAATATTGTATGGAACAGGAGTATACATAGTAGATACTGAACCAGTACCATCACCACATTTTATCTGTTGCATGCGATTTACTTTACGAGATGGATCATAGTTATAACCAATAATTTCAAAAGACATTCTTGGTAGAGTTGTATAAACATGATTTTCCAAAGTTGGATCTTGTTCCAAACGAACAATCCACTTTTCCTTTGGTGCATAAGCCAGTGGAATCTGTAATCTTTGAATTACCGTACCAGTTACAGAATCACCTTCACGACGATCGATATAGATGTCACTGAATAGCGAACCAAATCCTACAATGCACTTGCGGATTATTCCGTGGTAGTATACATTACTGTTTAACATTATGGGTTATTGTCTCTGTCAATTTCACCGAATGGATTTGATACGCTAAACAATACATCCTGTGCTTGTGTTTTAAACTTATTATTATCACCGAAGGATTCTGGCTTATCAATATTAATATCAATAGAAGCAGTTGCTACCGCACCAGATCCGCCACCGCCAGTTATAGAAACTACTGGAGCAGTTTGGTATCCACTACCTGGATTTGTTACATCAATGCGAATAATTTTATTTGCAGTAGCACCTGTTCCACGAACAGCAGTTGCCGTAGCACCAAAACCAGTTGCGCTTGTGAATGATACTGTTGGAACTGAAGTATATCCTGTTCCTTGAGTTGTCATTGTAATCTTAGTAACTTCACCGAGTGGAGATCTAGTTGTATTAGTAGTAAATGTTTTGAGAGTTTCAAAGGCATCAATTGGTGCAATGCCAGTATCAATTCTTTCAGAAGCATACTGGAACAATTCAACTTGTAGTTTGTAAACATATAGTTTACCAAGCTGATAGAATGGATCTTGATGAGCAACAAATTTAATTTCAAACAAACCTTTAGTTAATGGAAAGTAAATTAGATCACCTTCACATGGTCTATTTGGTAAAATAGTTTGACCATAACGACCAACCATCTGTTCCCAGCGACGACGAGCAACTACCAATGTAGCTGACTGTTCCATCATTAAACCAAACTTCTGAATAAAAGCACCTTGTCCACCAAGAGAATCTACATTCTCAAAGTACATTTCGATAGGGAATGATGATGTAAATTTTGATAGACGATCTTCACCAAGAATCTCGTCTTTTGAAACTAATGTTCTTGGAATGTACATGAACTCATTACCATAAATCTTAAGAGATTCGATAATGAGATCTTCAACTAGGTACTGCTCATTTCTAGTACCATGAGAAAAATAAACATTAGTTGTTGACATGTTATCCTAAGAAGAAATCAAGAGGTGCTGATTTATTTTGTAATTCGTCTTCTAGATCTTTAATTTCTGTAGTAGCTTCATCGTACAATTTATCACCATCCAAAGTTACGCCACCTGGAAGTTGAATTCCAGAGAATTTCTTAATGTTAGTTGCCCACTGTTTTTTAAACAATGCAATAACATAATGTTTTAACCACTGTTCGTTGTAAACTTTACTCCATGTGGTTGGATCCATTGCACGATAAGACTGAACAATGATATAATCACCAAGAATAAAATCTGTTGCCCAATTAGCGTCTAGGTATAAACGACCATTTAAACGATTGAACCTAAATCTTTGATGACCATTTAACTCTAAATCTAATAGAGCCAAATGCGACATAACTGTTTTGTAGTAGATTAAAGAAGTAGATGTTAAATCATACAAGTCATTTAATCTTAATTGATACTGCAAGTCGAAAATGTTCTTTGATGAAGATGCTTGTCCAGCAGATATAATTTGAGTGACACCCCAAACATAGTCTGGAATTTCAATATAACGATTATCGTATTCACGGATTATAATAGAAGACAGAGTTGCATTATGCCCTGCTGAACCATTAATCGTTTCGCCAGCAGTAAAAGTTCCAACAATATTTTTAACTAGTAATAGTGTTCCAGAAGAAGTTCTGCTGGATTCTTGGCAAACTTCAGCAGTAGCACCAGAAGTTGCTCCAGTAATTTTTTCAGCAAGATTAAATGTACCTGCAACTGATGCAGATAATGTAATTTCAGAAGCACGAATTTGTTGCTTAAGATAAATCTGCTCAATACCTTCGTAGTGATATATTTTCCAATAATCTAATGCTTCATCAAGACGATCTTCTAATTGATCATCGTCCACATTTATTTCAAGCACGGGAGCACCCAGTGCTCTTAGCGCATATTGTTTTAACCCATCTCTTGTAGAAACAGCCATTTTAGTTTCCTAACTTTGCTTTTAGTTCTTCGATTTGTTTTTGCTGTTCTTTAATAGCTTCAACTAATAATGGAATCATTCTTTCATAATGAATAGTTAAGTATGTTGCATCGATTGGAGCAGGAACAACGATCTCTGGTAGAACTGCCTGAACTTGTTGAGCAGACAAACCTACTTCTTGTTTAGAAGAATCGTATCCTAATGATGCAGCAGTTTCATTTGCATAATAGTGGAAACCATCAAGAGAAAGAACTTTCTCCAAAGCATTTTCGATATTGCCAGTACGAGTCTTAAGACGATCATCAGAATAGTAACCAGTAATAGTTCCAGTTGCACGGATCTCACCAGCAGTACCAGAAGCAGCAGTTCCAACTCCAATTGAACCTAACTGTATACTAGTATTAGTTGGAATAATTTCTGGGATAGTCCAAGTAACTGCAACAGAACCATCAACAGATTTACCAGTACCACCAAGAGTGATAGTTCTAGCAGTACCCCATGATGCAGTAGTAATTGCTGCAGAACCATCAAATGCAGTTCCGTTAATATTTCGTGCAGTAGTTAGAGTGGCTGCAGAACCAGTAATACGAAGAGCATCAATAACACCTACTGTCCCAGAAGCAACACCAGTAGTAATTGTAGTGTCTGGAATAAAGGTAAAGAATCCAGTGCTGTCATCAAAGCCAAAGAAACCATTTTTAGCAGATCCGCTAAACCAACGGAAAGCCACACCACGATCTTGATTATCATCGACTGTTGGAACAGTGTCGCCACCTAATTGTAAAATAGTATTATCTAAATTAACAGTGCTAGAATTAACTGTGGTAGTTGTACCATTAATAGTTAAGTTACCAGTGATAACTGTATTGGCATTATTTAATGTTAATGTACCAGTCGATGCACCGATAGAAACTGTGGTAGCTGCTCCACCAATATTAAGAGTAGTGGCTACTGTATTATATAAGTTCTGAGTAGTATTTGAACCAACAACAGTACCTGGACGAAGTGTTAATGTAGCACTAGTAGCATTACCAATATTAAGAGAGGTAGCTGCACCAAAAGCATTAACAGTAGTGGCTGTTGTATTGAAAATATCCATCGATGCACTACCAGCAACAACGCTAGTAGTCAATGTCGGACTAGTACCAAACACTATAACACCTGTACCAGTTTCGTCAGTAATGGCTGTCGCCAACTGAGCAGAAGTAGCAGTTAATGTATTATTTGTTAAATCGATAGACTTATTAGTAAGAGTATCAGTAGTTGCTTTACCAACTAGCGTATCGCTAGCATTAGGTAAAAGTATTGTTCTGTCTGCAGTAGGATCTACTGTGGATAATGTTGTTTCAAAACCATCAGCAGTAGCACCTTCAAACACAAAGGCATTTTGAATTTCAACAGTAGTTGAATTTACAGTAGTAGTAGTACCATTTACAGTTAAATTACCAGTAACAGTTAAATTATTGCGAACTGTAGATGTACCAGTAGTAGCACCAATTGTTAATGCAGTTGCTGCACCAAAGGCATTAACAGTAGTGGCAGTTACATTGAACACATTCTGAGTAGTTTGTGTTCCAACTAGCGTACCAGTGTAATCTTTAAGATTAGTTCTATTCCATTGACCAACTTGAGTTGATGCAGTTCCTGCACCATCCTCAGCATAAAAATCTAAGTCACCATTTGATGCACTTGCAGATGTTTCTGCAATAATAAAAGTAAATCCATCAACTGATTTTACACCGCCCAGAGATGCCCATGCTGCTGCAGCATATCCTTCAAAAGAAGAAAGAGTACTATTATAGCGGATCATACCAGTGGCAGGAGTTACTGGTCTTTGACCAGTACTACCAACTGGGATTTTCCAGTTGCTTGAACCCGTGGCAGTAAGAATATCTAATCCAGCTAAAGAAGCACTAGTGCTACCCAAAGAAATTGCAGTAGAACCAACAGTAATTTGTCCAGCTGCCCAAGATGGAGCAGAAGAAGCACCAGTAGAAATAAGGAAAGTTCCTGAAGCACCTGGAGCAATAAAGGAAGTTGTTCCAGTATCTGCTTGGTAAGGTAGGTAACCAGCTGATCCGCCAGCAATGTTAGTGGCAGTAACGGCAGTGCTAGAAGTACCTGCAGTAATTGAAGCTGGAGAAACCCAAGCAGGCACACCAGATCCAGAAGAAACTAACAGCTGACCAGAAGAACCAACACCAGTAAATCCAATACTACTATTTGTAGAATAAGCAACTGCACCAGAAGCTGCTGACAGAGAAGCACCAGTACCACCGTATCCTAAACCGATTGGCTGACCATTCCAAACACAGTTTGTGGACATGGTTTTATTGGTTAGTGTTTGTGCAAAAGTATTATTAATTAAAATTGACCCACCACCTGGAGTTGTACCATCATGAAGTCTAAATGTTTTTACTTCAGTGTCATAGGTAATCTCACCAATAGCACCTGTGAATGCATTGTTCTGGGTAGTAGTTCCTCTTCTAAATTGTACTTGCGTTGCCATTTATTATTCCTCTTTCGATATATTTATGCTTGGGCTTCTGACCAGAATAAGTTGATGTTTGTGGTGCACGAAGAAGCAGATAAGTTTTTAATAACAACTGCCAAGACATCTGGACCATCTGGATAATTACTATATCCACCAATAGCAGAATTAGTTAATTCTTTTAACTGACCCAAGTCGATTTCAGCAAAACCATTAACCTGCGCAAGCGTCGCAAACACTTGTTCACCTGGAGTTGCAGTAGTAGTAACGCTTGTTGAAATTTGCGCAAATGATGGTTGGGATCCTAATGCGCTAGTATTAACAGAATTCCATGTTAATGAAGACGCATCAATATTACCTGGATTCAAAATACCGTAAACTTGAATATTTTGTGTTGATGTCATCTGTAGTTTTTGTAGCAATAACTGAGATCTATTAATTAAATCTCGTTCACCTAAAGTTCCAGATATAGAGTTTGATACAGATGGAGCTAATCTTAAGAAGAAAGCTGTTTCTGATGAGTCTGCTGGAATATTATTATTTAATGATGCATAGTTAAAAAAGTATCCACGATCAGTATCAAATCCACCATCCATAATATAAGATGAACCCCAGTGATTAATAACTGGTGATGCTGTACAACTAATAAGAATAACTGAATTAAAACCATTACCAACTACATGGGATGCAGCTGCACCACCACTAAATGTTTTCTGAGATCCGCCAGCAAATTGTTGGAAGGAAGCACCTCTGGTGCAACCATTTAAAATATTACCTGCTTTACTACTATAATTAATACACTCATTTTCTATCATTACAGTTCCGCTAGATGGGAAACGCTGCGCATCTACTAACTCAATTGATGTTGCTGAATTACTAATAGTTGTGGCTAATCTTCCAATAACAGATTCATTGATAGCTTGATAACGAACTGCGCTGTTACCAGATCGCATGTATGCTTCATCGTTTAAGTTATTCTGTTTCATACGGTGAACAAGAACCATATTACCATCACCACCACGACACATAAAGTCGATAAAACCAGCACCATACCAAGAGAATGAAATACCCAACATTTGCATTTTGTTAAGGTTTAAATTGTATCCAGAAATACCAGTACCATCAACTTTATCAATATTAAATTGAGATTGAGGAATTCTTTGATCTATAACAACTGAAATTTTAACCCCAGTAGAATTTGAGACACCTCTATACTCTGGGTTAACTGTCATTGTATTATCATCAGTAATGGAACCAACCATGTAAGTCATACCACGAATAACAATTCTATCACCAGCTTTTAATTGTTGAGTGAAACGACAATTTGTGCCAGATATTAATTGTGATCCAGCATTTACTGCCACAAAACCAGATAATTGATATGTACCTGATCTTTTAACAACTGCCATTTCTGATCCGTCAAATTCCCAGAATAATCCATTTTGATCATCGAATGGTCCAACACGAACAGAAGCCCCATGCCAGTTTTTAACTGTGACACGAGGAAGGTTTGTAATAACTGCACTAGTAGAACCTAGTGTACCCTGTGCAGAAACTGTAAAAATATTTTCACTGGTAATACCAGCAACACCATATGTTCCGTTGTATCCACTGGTAACAACACCAGAAATTAGAACTGACGCACCAATTTGTAAACCATGGTCAGATTCTGTTGTGACAGTAATTGTTGAGCCAACAGTAGTATTTGCAGCTGAGATTTGGTCAAGGTTAAGAACTGGATTAAATAAAACACCTGAAGTCCAAAGAACACCTTTACCAGATTGGTAACGCATATACTTTTTAGTTTGACGAGAAACAGACGCACCATGTGAGGCAACAAAAGTTCCAAGAGTCACACCACCATCAAATGGTCGATGCATAACAAACGCATCTGATCTTGTATGAATAACCA